TTACACCTCTTTATTTAGTTGTTTTATGGTTTCTTTTTCTTGTTTACTTAATTCATACTTTATTACCTTGCTATTTATTTGCTTCTGCATTGTGCCTATAATCTGGGCAAATCTATCAGATACTAAGAATCCACCCCCGAAAATATGTTGGCTTCCTTTGGTTTTCCGTTGTTCGTCTAATGCCCTAATAAAGTATGCTTCATCTTTTGGTATTTTAAAATCAATGCCACTACTAATATAAGTTTGAAGCCTAGCAGCTGTTATTAGGTTTTTAGGATAATCATATTTTGTCGCCTTTCTTTTGTTTTTACATTGAATGGCAATGATATTATCTCTTAAATCATTAGCTGTTCTTATTCTTGCTTCGTCAAGGTTTGTAATAAATGAAGTATTTATATTTGCACCGTTTTCGTAAGTAATGTTTGTAGCGGTGATAATATGACAACTGTCTGTATTTGCACTAAACAATGTCATAGTTGGAGAAAACAAAAAGTATTTTATTCCTTTTTCTATATAATACTTAACAATCTTTGATAAAATAGAAAAGGGTGGATTATCTATTACTACGCAATTATCAGGATATTGATACTTTTCGTAATCGTAACAAGGATAAAAGGGGCGTACAATTTCCCGTCCCTCTATCCCATATTCTTTTATCGCCCAACCTTTCACGGCTTCGTATACTTCGGGTGGAGTATAGCAATCATCTGTAGTTTTCTTTTGTTTAAATTTCTCCACAAACTGCTTATAGTTTTCGCCTTTTGCCATTTTTAATTATCCTTAACTTCAGGAAGTCCTGCAACGCTTGTTAAAAGCGATAAAATCCCTGCAAGGATTGCAGCAGAAGCAACTGCCGCCCAATTTACTTCATTAAGTAATGCAGCAGTGCCAATGCTAGCAATCGCTGTCTGGCATACCGTTTTTAATGCCCTTATTCCTGCTGCTTCTATCCATGTTTTTTTCATTCTTAAAATCTCCTTTTATAAAAATTTATTTTCCCTTAAACACTCATCAAATACATTCTGAAGATATTTGACCTCTGCTTTTATATAGTTATTAGATATCCTATAAGTGCAGCAATACTTGTTGTATTTGTCTATATCCCTGAACACATTTTCAAAGTGTTTTTGAGTATGTTTTTTCCCTAGTCGACATTGTTCTGTAAATTCTATGATCCTAGACCTTAACCTTTCAGCTTCTATTTCCGCCGTGTATTTCTCTAACTTAAGAATCCTATTTGTCATACTATTTACATCATCTTGATTTTGCCGTATTTCACAAGTAAGGCTATTTATTTTGTCTTGTAAATCCATTGTCATCTTGTCGCCTAGCCATGCAAAAATTGCACTCCACGGATTGAAAGGAATTGATTTAACCCGTTCTACAAAAATACTAACAACGGCAAGTGCCGCAAGTGTATATTGCAGTACCTCGCCGACAGTTAATTTATTTAAAAACTCCATGTGCTTCCTCTTTTTCTTTTAGAGTTTTATTTTATATTAACAAATTTTAAAGCTATGTTCTACTTTTAAAGGAATTATCTTGTCCAGTCTGGCATAGTTTTATTACTGTAATACGTCAAATAAAGCTTGTCCTTTTCTTCATAACTTATAGGAAGTCTATCAATATATTCTATGACTTTTTTCTTTTTTGCTTTAACTTCCTTGCCATTAGAATCCCTATCGCTTCTCATTTCGTTTATTACAGGATCATATTCTATAAAGAGTTCTGGTTTTCCACCTAGGGACATATATTTGTCATATTGCTTTTTATCGCTAGGCGGCAACTTATTTATTTTAGATTGTAGGGTGTCTACGTTTTTAACAGGTTCTTGTTCTGTTTCTTCTGTTGGTTCTTTCTTTTTATAATTCATTTCCTCATAAATCAAGTCTTTCATATCTTCAGATATTTCCATGTTGTTGATTATTTCTTCAACCTTTTTCTTTTTTGAACCTGCGATACTTTTGCCGTTTTCGTCTATGTCTGCTTTGATATTTTTTGTCTTGAGCTTAAACAGTAAGTATGTTTCTGTATCTCCGCCTTTAGATATCCAATTAGCTAACTTATCGTCTTTAAGCTCTGTCAAATCGTCATCAGTTCTTGAAATGTCGTAATCTTCAGATATTTCCTTTTTCTTCTCACCACTTTCTTTGTTTTTCTCAACTTCTGACTGTATCTTCTCAACTTCTGCCTTAATTGCATTAGTTAAAAGCGGCGATAACTTAGCTCTAAACCCTTTATTTTCAAGGGCTTTTCTTATTTCCTTAGCCTTGCCAGGATCATCATCAACGATAGCTTGGGCAATAGCATGGACTTCTTCGGTATCTTGTAATCTTTTCTTTATCTCTCTATCAACTTTTTCCTTGTCTTTTTCCTTGATAACAGCTCTGTTATAGTCCTTTATAAATTCGCTATAGTCTCCCTCAACATATATCCTGTTAAAGGCTCTGTTGTAGAACATTTCAGGCTTAAGGTCGTTGCCACGCATAAAGCTGCCAAATTCATTGTTTTGAATATCTTGTGTATGCTTTATCAAGCCGTCAATCATCTTACGTGTGTTTCTGACAGGGACACCAGATACCATGGACAAAGAGTCTGCAAGGGCAATAGCGGATGTTTTAAGCCTTGCGGCTTTTTCCTTTAAGGGAGTATCCCCTGTGAATGCCTTTTGTAGTTCTTTCCCAAACTTAATACTATCACTGTATAAATCATTAACCGCCTGTACCGCTGGGACGTTGATATCATACGGTCTATTGCCTGTCCGTATGGCTTCAAAAGCGTTGAAAGCTTCGCTACCGCCGACAACGTTGCCTAATACACTGGAAAGAAAACCAGAAGTAAATTGTTCAATCAATTTCTGTTGTGCAATATCTCCGTTTTCATCTCTGTAATCCTTTACCCTATACAACAACAGATTAGCTAATATAGTCATTGCAGAAATTGTAGCACTGGATATTACCTGTGAAGTTGCAGCATTCCTAAACCGCTGTTGTGCTTGCTTAAGTTTTTCCATATTTTCCTTATTTTGTTCTGCTTTGTACTGTTTCTTTTTCGCTAACAATTCATTGTATGAATCCTCAAGGATACCGAAATTTTGCAGTCTTTGAGTCATAAACATTGTAAGACTTCTGACAAGTTCGCTATCACTTCTCAAGATGTCTGGACGTTGCATAGTTGAATAATTAGGCTGTGTTTCTTCCACAACTTCATTAAAAACTTCTGCTACTTGTTTATAGTATTCTTCCGTGCCTTTCTTTAAATTTTGATACTTCTCATTGACATAATATTCGCTTGCGTACCACAAACGCCCTACTGTCGCAAGGTCTGCTTTTTGTATCCAGTTAAAGAAACTTGCGGCTTTTTCAGCTATTCCACCGTGATTAAAGGTTGGCGACTGCTGGGATATATAACCAAATTCAGGATTAACGTTTCCTTGGCTTCTAAGCCAATATAAAGGGGTGTATTTGTTAATTAGGTCTACATCTGCACCTGAAAGGATATGACCATTCTTTCCACCTTTAAGAAGGGCTTTTGCTAATGGTGTCCAGCCTAATCTAGCAGCAGCAGTAGGATAGGAAGCCGCCTGTTTCATTGCAACGCCAATATTCAATCCTAGAGTAGCACCAGCAAACTTGCCCCTTATTTTTCCAATTGTTGAAAATTGTGTTTTACCTCCGCCTTGAATATCAGACAGGATTTTCTCTATGTATCTGTTGGCATTAAATCCCCACACATCAGAAATGGCTTTTTTAACGCTACTTTCATATCCTTTAGATGTGAAATTATAAACCTTGTTAAAGTTCCTTACAGGGATAGCAAGACCGCTGTATTTTGCGGTATTGTTAATCTGTCGCATTATTACATCTGTAACGTCTTCCAGTAGTACAGGGTTCTTTGCTTCGACCCTTTCCTTTAACATGCCCATACCCTCGATTGTCCCGTTCTGGATAAGTCCTGAAACGTCTATACGATTAAAATTCCTATCGGTTTTAATAGGAAAGTAGTTATCAACAATAGCCTTTTCGTATCCGTCCAACTGTGTTGATGTTTCGTTTATAGCTTCCTTTGTAGTTTCATTAAAAAACTTATAAGCGACTTTTGCAAATTCTTTTTCTTGTTCCGTCATACTGTCAGTTATTGATTTTATTTGCGTTGGCGTGAGGGATATCTTTGTCGCCCCTTGTCCATACGCTTCGGCATACATTCCTTTTTTATACAGTCTTTCATTCGGAATGATGACACCGCCGTTGGCGATATGGCGGAGGTTATCCTCGTTTAAGCTGTGAAGATACAGGGCGATCCTCATGGCTTTTGAAATAGTTGTCTTTTTTTCGCTATCATCAATTATAGTTATATCCTGCTTCTTAAGGCTGTTTACAAAGTCTTTATTCTTGACAACATCATTAAACATTTGTGTTGCTTTCATTTTAAAGGTACTTTCCTTTAATTGTCCTTTGTTGAGTTCGTCCCCTAATTGTTTGAGAATAGAATCGTCTTGATATCCAGACAATTTATTGAACGCCCTTTTGGTATCTAGCATTGAAGTTGCAAAATTATTGATAGCCGCTCCTATCGTTCCGACTTTAACGCCTTTTACCGCTTTCATTTGCTTAATAAGTCCAGTTCCCAGCTCAGCAATCGCCCGTTGTTTTCCCTCACCTATCGTCTTATTTATTGTTTTTTGCAAGTGTCTTAATTCAACAATAGCTTGTGTAAGCTCCAACATTTCAGCCCGTGAAAAATCACCAATCTGCTTTTTATTAAGTCTTGCAAGTTTTTCTTCAATGCCTTTTGATGTGATAAAGTCAGGGTCGTTGGCTTTTAAATCACTAACCTGTCCCATTAAATTTGTAAGATTAAGCCTAGTTTTAGCGGTCATGTTTTTGCTCTTGAGGTCTAAGTCCCCTATGAGTGCCTGTTTCGCTTCTTCAAACTGCTGCAAACCTTTCATTTTCGCAAGCATGCGGGCTTGTTTCAGGAGCATATCCCCAGTCTTTTTAACCGCTTGCCTTTCTTTTGCGGCTTCTTTTTGCTCTAAATTTTTAGCCCTTATCTTGTTAATTCTTTCGGTATACTTTCCTTTAAGGCTTTTCTTTACTTCTTTGATTTTTGCAGCATATATATTTTTAGTTCTTATCAATTCTGCTTTCTTTTTATCCGCAAAAGTAGAATCGTTTGCTCTTGCAGTTAAGTATTCAGCAAAAATATCTTGAGCCATTTCAAAAGCTTCTGAATCGGTAGCTTCGGATTGCTCGCTACTTTCATTAAGTATATCCTTTGAAAGACTTGCTGCAATCTCGACAACCTCGCCAGTGAAATCCCCTTTGTGTGTTCCGATATATTTATATATTTTTTCAAGATTTTTATTTAAATCTTCTTTTGAATAAGTCGAATCGGTTGACTGTAATAAAGACTCGCTAATCTTAGAAATTGTATCCACGCTAGGTACATAATCTTTTGTAAGTCTAAGTTGACGCTTAAGTTCAGTATTTGCGTTGCGGAGTTTTTCATTCTGCGACAAAAGCTTCTTATTATTGATATTGCTATTTAATTTTAATGATGGAAGATCAGTATTGACGTTTTGTATTAATGCCTTTTCTCCACTGTTTACAACTTCTTTGCCAGCCTTATAATCTATGCCTGCCCTGTCTAATCCAGTAAGCCACATTTCCCTTGCCTTTTCGTAAGCCTTTTTGTTTTCCCTTAAAGCATTAGCGGCTTTGTTATTGGTTACTTTGTTTATAAGTCCATTGATGGCTTCTATTACATCATTAAAGAAATCAATTATCTTTGTAGGGAGTGTTTTATCTTCCTTTATAAACTCATTAATAAACTTTTCATCATTAAGAAAATGAGCGGTTGAATCGTTTGTTATTTCATCAATAATTGCTTCCCTTGTAGTTGCAGTTCCTGTTTTTGCGTATCTCGCCGCATATTCTGCAATAAGTCCCTCAAAAGAGGTGTTTTTATTCTTAGCTAAAGCATTTACCGCCATGTCCTGGAATTTTGCATAATGTTCGGGACTGTAGTCTTTCATGAAGTGGCTAACCTCATGGGCGACAGCAGCGTTAATATTTTCCGCATTTAAGGAAATAGACACTGTACCAGATTTACGATTATACATACCATTTGCGTCATAAGGGAGTTTATCCACTACCCTAAAATTCAGTCCAGTAAGTTCTCCAGTTTTGTTAAGAAATTTATTAAGATGTTCAAGTTCGGGTCTTGTCGTTTCCGTTAATCCGCCCTGCTTTTCTATGCCTTGAACGTACTCATTTCCCTTTAAGGAAAAAGCCCTGTCTTTTACCCCTGCTTCGTAAGCCGCTTCCTGCTGTTGAATATTAAGCATGTGGTAAGACGGAGTATCAATATTGATAAGTTTGCCGCCGTATCTCCCGGCGTTATATGCTGCTTTGAATCCCTCGTCATAAGCAAATACAGGAACTGCCCCTTGCCTGTCGAAATTCTGAATATATGTTTTAGCAGTATCCTGCCCAAACTGTTTAGCACGTTCCTGAATAGAACTAACACGGATCCCTTGCGACCTTGCAAGCCTTTCTATCTGGTCGTTGATATTAGTGTTTTTAGCGTTTTCATTCTGGACTTGCATAGTATTAAGCGGACTTGTTGGCGTTGTTTCAGCCTGTTTGTTTGCCTGTACGTCTGGCATTACAGACGGCATATAATCGTCGTTGAGGTTGGCTGTAGCTTCTGTTAGATATTGCATAGCAAGTCCCTTGCGGTATTGACTATTCATCAATCCTTTATTTGCTCTTACACCTATTTCATTAGATAATGCCTTTACTTTATTTGCAGCTTCGTAACCCTCATCAGTCAGAAATCCCTGCCTTTCAGTTGGAAGCTTGCTAGTCATATTAGCTAATTCTCCGGGAGTAACATTGCCCATATTATTAGTTGTCCGTCTATTGAGGACATAACCTGGTGCATTCATTACGCCTGCCGTAAGTCCACCTACTAAGGCAGAGTACCATGCTTCAGGATCCGCAAGGGTAATTTTATTGTTTTCATTTAAAATAAGGTTCCTAGATACCTTTTCCGTGTAATTCTGCAAAAATTCCTGTGCTGCTTCTGAACCCATATCGCCTAATACCTGCATAGCTTTCCCTACCATTTCCTTGTGATAAGGGCTTGACACAAAACCTTTAACACCATCAGCGGCAGCTTGTGCGATTTTAGTATTACCTAACCACTTCCTTAAATGACCGCCACCGTAAGCATTAACACCGTTTAACAACCTACCAGTTACATATTCATCAATACTTTGTTGTAATGCGAATTTGTTTGCTTGGTCGGAATTATATCCTTGTTCGATTGCTTCGTTATATCCTCTACCGCCTGCTTGTAAGCCAAATGCCACCTGACCTGCCTTGCCTGCAAGTTCCGCCCCCAGACCTAATCCAGAAGCACCCTGTGTTAAGGCAATAGACGGAAGCATATTACCTATGCCACCGCCTATGTCATACGCCAAATTCTCCGCTTTTGTGTTTTCAGGATCGCTTCTTTTAACCTGTGCAGCTAATTCTGCATAGCTTTTACGCCTTGGGTTTTTGTTCCCTGTAAGCCAATTAGCGACACCCACTGTGCTGTCGGCAATTCCACCCTCGATACCGCCATATATTTGCCCGGCAGTATTCATTACTGGATTGTCGAATGCTGACCCTTTGTGTGCGTTTTTATAAAAGTCTTCCGCATTTCTAAGTTCGATTTTATTAACAATGCTTTTGTGATATTTTTCAGCAGCTTTTCTACCTTGTTTTGCATACAGATAATTATAACGATTTTTCTCATCATCTGTCATGGTCGTATAGGTCATCCAGTTCTTGACCTGTTCGTCCATTTCAGTCTTACTTATGTTTGACTTGGAAAAATAATTATCTGCTAATCTGGTTGCTTTTACATAAGGATTGTTAATATCGTTTCTTGCTGATGTCTGCAACTTAGTATAATTATCCCTAGTTTCAGAACCCATCATTTTGTCAACATCACTTTCAAAGTCAGCGTCTCTTTGTGCTTTCCTTAAGGGAGCATTGTTAATATAATCTTCCGCTGCTTTTCGCCCGTACTTACCAAAAAGGTAATTATACTGCCTTGCTTCTGCTTGAGTTAAAGCCAAGTATTTTTTGTTTTCGCTTCTCTGTTTTGCAGCTGCGATATCCGCACCTAATGGACCATAAGAATGGTAAGTTTGTTTAGGTGCGTTTACAGCCGTATAATAAGGGTTTTTATCTCCCTTGTAGTCTGTCTTTGTAGCGTATTTATCAACCAGATTGTCCCCGTCATCTCTCATGTCATCACGAACGGAATAGGTCGGTGCGGTAGTATCCCGTGTGTATCTTGTGTTGTTTGTATTGTTTTTTCTGACAGGTTGTACATCAGGATACATTGCAACCCTAGTTTGCTTAAACTGCTCCCTTGAAAGATTAGCCGTCTGGTCTTGAGTGTTTTTATTAATTTTTTCTTCTTTTATACGCTGTTTTAACAGTTCACTGATGCTTTTCTTTGCCATAATTATTTTTTCTTACCTTTCCAGATTTTCTGTTTTCTAAGGTTATCATTGACCTTATCCATTAAGGCGTTACTATTTGTGTTTTTGAGTTTTTCAACAGGCTGAAGCTTGAAACGATTTTGTCTTAATTGCTCTTTTTTTAGTGCAGCTTTTTCATCTACTCCTGAAGCTCTCAAAGCGTCATTGAAGTCTTGCCCCTCAATATATCCCTTTTCGTATCCGTCAAGCATTAAGTCATATGCTTGTTCGTTGTTTATCTCACCGCTTCTCAATCTGTTGAATACTTTAGCTGTGTATGGGTGATATCCTCCAGAAACTTTATTGTTCCCTGTTACACCATTTAATACACCGCCAAGAACACCGCCGCCCATGCTTAAAGCATTTATTAAATCGCCAGTAGAACCGCCGCCACCAGAACCGCCATATCCTCTGCCGCTTCTACGTCTGCCGCTTCCACCTCTACGCCTGCCGCCGCCTCCGCCGCCACGTCTTCCACCGCCGCCGCCAGAACCGCCGCTACCGCCACCAGACATTCCCATCTGGGATCTGTTCCAGTCTCTTTCTTCGATATAGTTCTGCTGTGCAAGGTCGTCTTTAGCTTTGTTATACTCAAACTCTTTTAACCAGTTCTGTTGTGCAAGGTCGTCCCTGCTTCTTGTGTAACCAAACTGCCTATCTAAGTTCCTTTGTGCTAAAAGGTCTTGTCCTCTTTTATAGCCCATTTCTCTTTCAAGGTTACGCTGGGCAAGTGCGTCCTTTTCTGCATTGTAATTAAACTGGCTTTCGTAATTATATTGTGCAAGTCTATCTTTGTACTTATCGTAATCAAAATTACGTTCAGAATTATAACGTCCTGCCATATAGTTCCTATTATCTTTGTAATCCCCCACACGGTCTCTGTATCTGCCATAGTCTGTATCATCAAGCCCCTGTAAAGCTCTTAATTGGTTATATCTATCTGCATTTTCATCACGATACATACCGTAAGCCGCATTCATAAGTTCAAGGTTTCTTGAGTTCAGATTTTGTAAATAATTGTCATAGGCTTGCTGTCCTACCGCTTGAGCGTACGAATTGCCATATCCGCCAGTCAATGAGGCAGCATTACCCATAGCATTCCGCATGGCTCTATCCCCTGCCTGCATATATCCTTCACGCATTTGATTGTATAATGTCTGATAATTCTTATCTGTATTCAAATCAAATGCTCTACGATTTTGAATATTGCTCAAGGCGTTATCAATTTGAGATTTATATTTACTCTCAAACGGTGCAGGTTGGTTTTTTTCAAGTCCCATAAGGTTTGTTCTGTATTGTCCAACTATAGGGTTTTCTGCATACTTCGGAGCTTTTAATCCTCTCCCATAACGATAACTACTGCGGATACCGTCGGGTGCATATTGAGGCAATAACTTTCCAATCGGATCCTGATTATTCCTATACGGCGAACCAGTAAGCCCAGCGACAGGTGGGTTCGTTGAACCAGTCAACCCCGCAGGCGGTTTATTAACTGTATTGTTAATTGTATTATTTGATTGTAATCTGTTTTTCAGAAACTGACTTACATTCCTCTTGATTATTCTTGCCATTTTCGCTCCTTTCAGCTTGCGTTTTTAATGGAGATTGCAGCAATGCTTCTATTGCTGCTATTCTTTTTGCGTTTTCAATTCCCGTAAAGGAAATGTTATTGAGTAAATTCAAAACTTGCTGTATTGCTGTAGCTTCATAGGTAATTAATGTTCTTTTCATTATGCGTCCGCCTTTGAATCTAGTATATTATATATATCTTTAATAGTCCTAATTAATCCCCAACCTTTCATATATCCGTCCGTAAGATATATGTCGTTACATGTGATATTGTTCGTTTCATGGCTCAATACTATACCGCTGTCATGGCTTGCAAGAACATCACCATTGCCGTTGCCATCATATCTAACCTCAAACGCTCCAAAACCTACATTGTATCCGTGGTTGTCTCCAATTTCCCTAACCCAGAAACGTGGTCCGCAATTTATCTCCATCTCTCCATTGATAACACCACCATTAATAGTGGAACCATTTATAGTCCCTGCCTTAATCACGTTACCCTCTAAAGTATTCCCCCTAAATGTGCTAGCTTCTACGGTTACGCCTTTTATATTAGTACCCTCTATAGTCCCCGCTTTAATTGTATTTCCCTGTAAGGTGTTCCCTTCTACAAGACCGCCCTTAACAGTTGAAGCTGTTATAGAGCCTTGAAAGAATCCTGCTTTAGCTTCCATCACTCCGTCAGGGTGAATTACGAAATTATTATTAGCTGTTACCGTCCCCTCAAGGGATATTTTATTTCCTTTGATTTTGACACCCTCTGCGGATAAATTTATAGCAGCAACTATATTGTTTTTAGTTATCATAGTTAGCTTGATACCATCTACGCTAGCACTTATCTCGGTTATTCTCTCACCGTCTGTTTTATACTGTGCGAATGCCTTAGACGAATAATTATCTTCGGGAGTTAAGTTACTAAACATGTATTCTAGTTGGTCATTTAACTGGAATATATAGGACTTAACTTTTTTCATATCGCTGTTTTCGTTTATGGAATTAATTGAGTCCACGTTAAAAGTTGCCATTCTTATATACCTCGCTTCCAGTTTCAATGTTCTTACTTATACCTAATAACTTAAAGTCGCCTTTGCCCTCAAGTTTATAAGACATCTTAAAATGCCGTCTAGGAATTATCGGAACAATGTAGCTTCTATCTTCTGTGCTGTGGATAGTATAGACTTTGTCCCATACAAGGTCGTTGTCATATTTTATAAAGATGTCGACATAGCTATCCCTTAAAAGGAAAAAATGAAACATTAACCTTTTTATGTATTTATTTGATAATGTTTCCTCTTTTAATCCTCCACTTTCAAGCCGCCATGTCATATCGCCTTTTTCTTCTCCGGACGGTTTATCGCCACCAAAAGTCTGATAATCATTTCCATTAAGGAATAATAACCTTGATCCTGTATCGCATAGAAGTTTTGCAAATAAATTATCATGCTTAGTCCATAACCCTCTGTCAGGGTGATAAATAAATAATTTATTATTCAACATCAAATAATATCTACCCCTATATTTTCCGGCACATGAACACGAAAAACCTGGTTTAAATTCCTTTTCAATCTTGCCGCTGATTTTCTCTGGTATTGCACCATCATAAGAATATACACCGTCTACACCGACATAATAAAGCGTTTCCTTGATGACGACAAGAGTATTGTAACATCCCTCTTTAACCCCAACGTTTTCATATGATTTTATCTGAAAGTTATTAGGCTTATCCCCAAATATTTTATGTACTGCATTTTCTTTAAAAAACAGAACATGCCCCAAATGTGCAATGCAACCCGTGAAGTTTTCAGGAGTTCCTATTGTTGCAACATATGAATCTGTTGAGATCTGCTCAAAAGCCTGCCAGTTTTTAAAGTCGCCAAGCTTGCAAGAGTAGACTTCATGAGTAGCGTTATTGCAAGCCCATATTCTATTATTATTTTCACAAACATAATCTATATGTGGCACAGTCCTCTTGACCGTTAGCGAATTTACAGGAATTGGAATATTTACCTCGCCAATAGAACCAGTAAGAACAATGAAGTCAGCTCCAGTCTCAACTATTACTTTTGTTGCTCCCTCACGCAATATATCAAGCCCGGCGAATTGTATAAAAACACTATCACCTTTAGCAAACCGTTGCCCAATGGTGGCTGAATTAATCCTGAAGAATACTGATCCTTTCGCACTAGTTATGCTACCTTGCGTAAAGTTAGTAAAGTGCATTTCCATAGGCTGTAATCCCAGCTCTGGGTGTTTCGTATCAAAGTATAGCCTTATAGGAAATAATAGTATATATACGCCTATCCGGACTAATTTATGCAACTGGTTCGGTGGCACAGTATTTTTGCCAGTCGGTAAATGTACCCCTTTGTATGCACAACTATCGTTTGCAATGATGAATAAACCATCAAGATATATTGCAGCTTGAATGGTTGTCCCCGGTGGAAACAAAGACTCTGTCATAGTTAATTCATTTAATTTTGTCTTGTTCTCACGCAAAGTTACTATTGGGAATTCCTCAAGGGAGACATTATCCATGTCTGCAAATTCATTTTCTGTTATTTCTTCATTTTGATTTAGACCTCCAAAAGCACCAACTAACTTAGGTCTTGAGTAAACATTATTGTTTACGAATGGTAATTTCATATTTTTCCTCCTTAAAGGGGGGTAATATCCGCACTGGGTTTTTGATTATAACTACGTTTATACCATGCAGCACAGTCGTTAAATGCAGCCTGAAATAATGCAACATTATTATTGTATCTTTCATATTCTGCATTCATAAAATCAATCTTTGCAGCAAGATATCCTAAATACACATCATTAAATTGTTGCGGAAGTGTTAAGTCTTTTTCAACATCTTCATCATATTTGTAAGGCTCATATACTTTGTTATTTCCCTTAATGCGGTTGTATATTTGATTTATTATTTTAAATTCTATTTCATTTACCCAATCTGTTTTTAAATCTTTGTCGTAATGATTGGGCTTCATTGTATCTATCGTTGCTATTAATTGTCCTAGTTGCATTTAGATATTCTCCCAATCTGTATAAGTATATCTACTGATTTTGCTCCAAGTATACTCCCCATGTTTGTCTGCTACCCTTGCACGGAAACCACAGTCAATACGACCAGTTGCACTCATATAAGCATATATGTATTGCATTTTAAAGCTTTCCGCTTCAGGCTCTCCTAAAACTTGAGTACATACAGTGTGTATTAATACATTGCCATGCTTTCTGGCATATTCAGACTCACTGTAATCTGCCCTTGTGCAATTGACAGCGTACCACCCGGGTTTGTCTGTATGTATACTTACATCTGGATCCGTCAACCAATTTATAACGCTTGTTCTGGGCGGCTTATCTTCGCTTATTACGTTTATATATTCGTTATGCAGTCTAACTTCGTCCATTATTTTAAACACATCTGCACTTAATTCGCCATTATTAATTTCTAGCCAATTGCCAACCTTTATAATTCCTGCGGTCGTCTTAGTGGCTAACGGAACGGGCGGAGTTATTGCTCCAAGGTCAATCTTTTGCCCTTTGTGCGTAAGTATTAAATGCCCCCGTTCGTCAACATTAAAAGAGTACTGACCGTCTATAGTATGAATCGTTGCGTCTCTGCCGTCTCTACCGTCTTTGCCTTTTTCTCCAGTTTCGCCCTTAAATTTTCCGGCTTTTAAATCTTCTTTAATGCTATTAACAAGAGCTGTTATTTCATCAATCTTTGTCTTTGCCGACTGTATGACTTGTTCTAGTCTTTGTCTTTGTTCTTTTGCAGCAGTTTTTATTTCTTCAATAGTTTCATTACCTTTTCTTTGAAACTGTTTTAAAAGATCCTCAACTTGTTGTGTCTTTTGATTGAATATATTTCCTGCGTTAACTACAACATTTTCAACATCAGCTCTAAGTTTTTCCCAGTTAGCACGCATTTGAGTCTTGAGTTCGTTAAATTCTTGTGTTCTTTCTTCGCTTAAGCGGCGTTCCCTATTAGTCAACTCCGTAAAAGTTGTCTGCATACTTTCAAGAATTTCACGATATTTAAGCTCTAATTTTTCAATGGCTTTTTCAAGACCAGTTTCAATCTTTTTGTGGAGACTTTCTGCAAGTGCTTCAACCTTGTTTTTGAGGTTTGTAAAATTTTGAATAGCTTGTTGCAGTACAGTAAGTGTGTTACCCTCTGCTGACGGTGGGCTATCTATTTCTCCCACATAAAAAGCCGCCCTATTTGTCGCCCAACGTACTGTAGCTTCTCTGTTCATAGCCTTAACAGTTACAAACACGGTACCCACCTTGCTAACTTGTCGCTGCGATATTTCCCATGTTAAAACAATATATTCAGTCTGTACTTCCTTTTTGAGCATAACAGTATCCTTGTTTTTATCTGGAAGCGTAACATCAATATAAAAATCTAGTTCAGATAAGTCGACACCGCCTGTCTGATATCTGCTTATCTGTATTTGCCGGATATCGCTGTTGATATCAAAACCAGTACCAATGTTTCGTTCATTTACAGGAATTACTAAAACCCTGTTGCGTACTATAATCATATATATACCTCTTTCTTATTGCAAAAAAGAGAAGCACGCTAGCACTTCTCCTTAATAGCACTTTAGGCAGTGCCTCAGTATTATAATTCCTCCATCATTTCTGCGAACCTATTCATAGTCTGTTCCATGAACTTTGTAGCAGAACTGTCTTGTTCCGCCGAATGGTTAAGTACCTCTGCTACGCACTGCGGAACTTGTACTTGCTTACCACGTTCGACAAGATAATTCTTGCCATTAATCCCCACAAAAACAGGGTTTTTATATTTCCCGTTGTCCTTAAAGAGCATAACCGTTACAGGCTCATAAGGATCGTATTCGTCAGTCGTGGCTGTTGCGTTTTCGTTTGTATTATCTTTTGTTAAAATGGTTGTCTTTTTTTCGCTATCGTCTATGACTGTTGCCTTTTCAACTGTATTATCTTTTGCCATTTTGTTCGCCTCCTACTAGTTAGATGTTACGCTGAAAGCAGAACCAGTTTCGATTCTAATCATATACTGTTCTATCAGCCTTTCTGCTGTTTTAGTAGCTTTCCAACCAACTGTTGCCCTCTGGTCAAGCGGGTCGCTAGAACCGCCAGAGCCAAGTTGTTTAACGATCGTCTTGAGTCCACCGCCCTCTATCTCTGTAACACCGTAAGCGTTAGCCCCTATGATAAGCGTACTGTACACATCAGCATTGTCTTTGCCGCCTTTCATGTATACTTTGGCTTCTGTTGTTTCGTGGAATCTTACGCCAGCGATTATACCAGCTTCGGGCTTATGCAAAAGGTCATGATTGCTGTACTTTCCAATGTCTCTCCACTGTGGGTCTTGTCTTAAATCATAAAGGGCATTAGGGTGTATAATTCCCTGATATGCTCCGTCAATCATAGGTGCGTCCATAGCCTTTAAGGCTCTAACCGCCATTTCTATCGCCTTGATAGTCAGCGTATGAGTTTTTTCAAGAAGGCTCCTAGAAGCGACCTGACCCTCGGCGTACTGAACATTTGTTCCACCGTTTATAATCTCTCTTGTGATCGTATCAAGAGTTCTTCCTGCCTGTGAACCAATAAGCTTTGTTGCTTCGACAATATTCTTATCAATAGCGGATAAATCAAGCAAGTCGGTAATCCTAATGTATCCACCGTACTGACTTACCGTGCTAGTAACCGTGCTTACGTCCATTGCCTGACCGTCAGGAGTTACCCCCTCAACAAGCGGTGTTAAAGCCTTAGGAAGATTGTTGTACTTCCTGAATTCGATAATCTTACCGCCATTTTTAGGAATAGGTCTTTTCTGTCCGAACTTGTCGTGGACTAGTGCTGGTTCCGCAAGGTCGATAAGTGTTTTATCATAAAAGGTTTTCATTTCTGCGGACAAGTTATTTCCGCTAGTACTGCTAGTAGTAGCATTAGTAACATCCGCAAAAAGCCTTAAATTAAGTTTAATTAATTGTGTACTCATCAATATCCTTTCCGTCCTGCAAGGATTAGAATACAATTCGTTCACCTTGCATTACTCTTTTGATAATGTTTTCTCTATCTTCTTTTGTTAATTTGTTCACATCTGTTTTAACAGTAGCTTGTGCCTGTGAACTGATACCGCCCTCAAGCGGTCTTTTCTGCTTTGCCGCTATTGTTGCAGCGGTCTTTTTAGCTACTGTCTGTGCCGTATATGCCATTGCTCCTTGTAAAATTTCGTCATGATGTGCGACTTCGTAAGCGGTTTTTACATCAATGCCACTATTAATCAATCTGGAAAAATCAGGATTGTCAAGTTCAACATCAAGGTCAAAATCAGGGTACAACTGCTGTACCTGTTCAGCCTGTGCAGTTATCTGTGCAAAAATCTGTTCGTCCTGTCTTCTCTGCTCGCTCTGCTTAAGCAGTAACTGCAATCTGCGATTTTCGTTTTCCGCCTTTTTCATTTCCCTGTACTGTTCGACAGGGATCCCCATTTGTTCAGCTTCGGCTTCGTAAAAACGATTATCACGTTGCATAGCCTCTATGTAATCCTGAATGTTGTCGCTGCTTATTCCGTAAATCGCCCCAACATAATCCACCAAACTGTTTACTTCCTCTAACCTGTTTTCAACCTGTCTGGCGTTTTTAAGCCTTTTATTTATGACGTTCTTCACTCTTGCGTCATACTGTTTCTTATAATCACCCTTTATTAACGCTTCAAATTCGGCTTCGTAATCTCGAACCTCTGTCTGACCGTCATCTTGTGCAGCGGCGTCCTGCTGTCCATCTTCCTGTTTACCGTAAACAATATCGCCACTTTCTGTACTAGTAGCGGCGTTATCAGTTCCTGAAAGGTCGCCCGTATCGGTTGTGTTCGTTTCAGCGAACAATCTCAAATTTAATTTTATCATTTCTCTAGTCTCTCCCAGGTGTCTAAAATCTCGGGTCTATCCCCGGTGTCTTGTTTTTATGTTATCACAATCTTTTTTACTTTTCTACTTTTTCACAGCGAAGCGAAACCATACTGTTATATGAACCTTGCAAAAGTAGAAAACCAGTTTTAAAAATCTTTTCAAACATTTCATAATCACGGGAGTTTTTAGCCTTGTATCTTATCTTGAAATCGGCACTACCGCCTGATAGCTTCGCATTGAAAAGTTCAAACGTTCCCTCATTCGCTAAATCTTGCCCGCATTGCAAAAGGGTTTGTACAAGCATTGAGGTTGCACTGCAAACTACATCAGTATCACCTTGCCCCCTCGTTCCAGCATGTCCATTAACTGTGATGTTAATTGTCCCTGTTTTATCTTTAGTCCAGTTTACAACTATCATTATCTCACCTCTGTTGTGCTATTAGCCTTTGCCCTCACCCTACCCAGCCTTGTGTCAGTATCTACCAGTTCGCCAGTTCCTTGTGTGTCTGGTAGACTTTCTTCAATTGCGGCATTCTGCTGTTCTTGAGCCATTGCCATTGCTTCCTGTTGCATTGCCTGCTGTTGCATAAGAGCTTCGCTATTCTGCCGTATCATATCTTTTACTTTTTCTTTTCCCTCAAACTCCATCATTTCCAAGCATGCTAAAGCCATAGGGGCGTAATCGGGATTAAAAAAGCCTCTATCAAAAAAAGCTAATGCCAGTTCGTTTTGAGCTTCCCTCGCATAAGGTGATGACTTCTGTGCTTTGACTTTGATGTCAAAAATTGGTACACGCTCCGAAAACTCAATACCAAAATCATTAGTATCCGCTCCGGGTAAAAGCGGCTTGTTGTCAAGTTCTGTATATTGCGTACTTCCGTCATCTCCCGTAATCCTGAACACTCTAGCAGTGTCATAAAACTGGCGTATCAATTCTATACACATGTTGCAGATTTTAGTGTATGCACGATAAGAACCTTTAATCATATCTCTTGATGTTTTACTTCCTGCCTCTTGAAGTGCAGCAATTGCACTAGCAGCTGTAACTCCTGCTGTTGTTGAACCTTGTGAAAAATCCCTATTGCCTGATGTTTCTTTCAATTCGTCAATTTTCTGTTGCATGACTGTTAAATAATTGCCATGAACGGGATTATATTCAATCGGTCGTAACCTAGATTCGTCAAGACTGTTACCCGCTACTTTCACAAAAGCATTATCAAGGTTTGCCAGTTCAGCCTCATTTATGTCCATATCTTCCTTGATAAAAAATCTGGGTTTGCTACCCCAGAGTGAATTTTCAAGGATTGCACCACCAAGTTTATCAATGTATTCCTGGGGGCTGGTCATAATATCAATATAACCAAATCCTGCGGGTGTTCCTTTAAGAGGGAAAAGAACATCAAGCACAAACGGGTACAGCCCATGTTCATAAAATCCAGCATTATATGAGCTGTCATTTTGAGAAGCAAATAGTATATGCTCGCCAACATATTTTACATAGTGTAATACGTCTTTACCGTCAACGTTCAGCTTATAATACCAGTCAACAACTTGACTTTTTCCCGTGTTGTCTACATTGTCATCAAAGCTGTATTTGCTTTGCTCAATATTGCCGCCGCCGTCAAAATCTGCACCCAACATGTCAGGATACAGCATTTTAAGTTTTTTGTTGCTCATGATTGTACTAACAAAGATATTTTCGCTTTCCTGGATATCCTGGACACCCGGCTCCCAATAAAAATTCAAGATGTCGACAGGTTTGATATCTATATCACCAAGTCCATCCGCTTTTAAAGGATTAAAATACACTCCATACACGGCAACACCGTTTTTCAACTTATCTGTCGTATTAAGACTGTATACATACTCAAAATCGCATTGTTCAAGAATTACAGGTAAAACGGTACTTAATGAGTCAGCAGTCGCCTCGTCAGATTGCTCACGGGGCAACACGTTCGGAGCTGGGAAGTTATCCATAAAATCTGCATGCTTATTGTTGATTGAATTAAACAACCAAGCCGAACGTGGCTTTATTCCGTTTTTTGTCTGACTTTCAAAATTACTCCAATGATTAGTCCGCCACCAGTTTTCATTTTTTATTATCCTATCGTCAAGATTTTTCCTACCTTCACGATATTTCTTGAACGTTTCTTGTGCAGTTTTCAGTTGCTCCTCGCCTATACCGTTTACAGTTTCCTGTACTGTTTTTTCTTTTCCAGTCCTATTCAATTCATCTGCCATTTTTTACCTCCTGTCTGAATAAAGATTTAAAGGATCCTCTAAAGGCTGTATCGGCATTGCGTTTTTGCGTGGGTTTACAGGGTGTGTCATCAGAACATAGCGGCACTCATCATAAATATGATCCTCTTGCGTTGTGTCGATATCTTCAACATCTCTATCACTGTAAACCAAGTCGGGTATTGTGCGAATAAAGTTTTTACAATTCTTAAAAACGTACATCATAGGTATCCCTATTTCATCAAACGCTAGTCTGTAATGAAATTGCATTTTGCCTGCAAGCCTTGAATTATCGCCTTTTTCAAAATAAACCCCACAAGATTCCATCATTTCTGCAATGCTCTCACCTCTTGACTTATCCCAGATTGACGGGTCTGCCACTCCGTATATTTTTTTTCGCTTGAGATTTTCATCAACGTATTCAACCGCCTTAATTTTTTTCGCTATTTCCTGTGGTGTCAACTTCACACCCTCATTATTTGTTTTAGTACAGCCGTAATACTCCCTAATCCTGTAAAGCCGCCCGTCGTGGTCTACTGCATACCAACCAACCGAAAACGGCTTACTATACCCAAAATCGAACCCCCGAATAATTTTCCAACTGTCGGGGACTCTGAATTCATCTATAACATGTGTCCACTTTTGATTATTGATTCCATAATTGTCGGGATTATTGATCCACTCCGTGAACACCTGACCGCTGAATGTATCCCAATTTCCTTCAAGCAGTGCCGCTTTGTCGTCTGCTGACAACAACGACAAATTTGCAATGTACTGAGGGTCGTTTTTTAATAATTCTTTATTGTCATAAACTTTTGAGGGTATAAAAATTTTTGAACGTTCAAAAACTTGTATTTTCCCGTACTGGTCAACTGACTGAATTTTGGTAATAACGGGTGTTCCAGGCTCTGCCGCTTTGACAAAATACTGTTTTACCCAACCGTGTCCAATGCCGCCGGGGTTTCCTGTTGCTCGGCGGTAAACTCTTGTTCCCTCTCCGCCGGGTCTGTTTCGTGAATACATATAACTGTATTCATCAAATGTGAAATGCGTAAGTTCATCAAAGCCGATAAAATCATATCTTTTTCCTTGATACTTTAGCTTGTCTTTTGTATTGTGCATGCTCCCGAACCAAATCTCCGCACCGCTCGAAAACTTCCAGAAATGTTTTGTCTGATTATAAACCGCAGCTGGGAATGCCGCTTTATATAGTACAAGTGAACGATTTATCAATTCAGAAGCTTGCCCGAAATCTTTTCTAAAAATTATCGCTCTATAATGTGGTATATGCACTTGCCGCAACGCTTCACAAAGTAGGTAATCACTCTTTCCGCCACCTGCCGCACCGCCATAGAAGCCTTCATATTCCGACCTCGACATCATTAAAGCCTGTTTCGGTTGCGGTCTCCAGACTACTTTCCTTGCTTTTTCCTGTTTTTTCGTTGTTTTACTTGTCTTTTGTTGTGCTTCTATCGTTGTTTTTTTCGTCATACTCTATTATTTTAGCAAGCTCAATAACGCCGCTCTCGCCTTGTTCCTCGACTTCCTTTTTAATTCCTTGATTATACCGCTTCCAGATATCGCTCCGTCTATTAGATAAATAAAATATTAACGACGTTGGGTTCGGTGGGACGTATCGAAGTATGCTCCGCTCCCTCGCTAGATACTTGATACCGTCTTTAAACTCGTATTCTTTGACAATTTCATCATAAAACATGCCATTTGCACTTTTATAGAGTGAATTTGTAACAATTGCGACCGCTTCCTCGACACCCTCTTCAAGTGCGTCTGCAATGTCGTCGTAATTCTTTTTCCATTCCTGCAAGGTGAACAACGATATCTTTATTTCATCTGCTATCGCTTGCAAAGACGAACCGCCACGCCTCCAACCCCGAAGTATATCCAATTTATCAGGACTTAGCCAATATTCTGCTTTTTTGCGATTAGTTTTATTTTTATCTGTCATTTCAACACCTCCGCTTCAAGTATAACACTTGAAGCCGTGATTTTCGACTTCTGCATTTTTAAAATCTGCAAAAATATTTTCAAAAAACACTTGACATATCGTACAATGTGTGATATCATATATACATAATAAAAATAAAAAGGGAGAAGTAAGGGGACGGAAGCGTTCCCTGAAATTAAGAAAAATGAAAAAAAACAAAAAAATGAGGGCTTACAGCCCAAGGCAAATTAAAGAAAACCTTAAAAGGGATAGAAACCTTTTAAGGGAATGCCGCAAAGACTATGCGGCAGAATTAGATTGGGCATATAGTACCCTCTGTGATGGGTACTATGACGACAAGCCCTTCAGTTTTGAACTGAAGGTAGATAACATAAGGGCTTACCATGAGCCCTACATAGAGACCCTTGAAAGTAGGGTCGCTTATTGGCAGCGTAGACTCGCTAATAAGCAGTTCAAGCATTAAGCTCCCGACTGGGAGCTTTTTTTATTTCCCTACCGTCCACCACGCACGGACACGTTAAAATGTTGTAATTACAACAAAATAAAATGTTGTTTCTACAAAAAAACACCTGCAAATGGCTTATTTAAGCCTTTTTTTAAATTTTGATGACAGAGATTAAAATATTTTTAAAAAGTTTTAAAAAATGCTTGACATATCGCACAATGTGTGATATATTATATACATAATAAAAAAGAAAAAAAAGAGGAG